GTCTCGAGATAATTTGAATCAATCAGTTTTGGTTCTGGAAACTGTCCTATTGGGGTTTTCATTATGCTTTTCCTATTCTTGCGCTGGCATTCCATCCCGTTTTAGTGACGGTGGTTGTTTGGCTCAATATTTGCCACGTATTGTGAAGTTTCCCGATATCGGTAAATGTTATCTTTTGACCTGATGTTATCGGTGTACCAACAAGCGTAATGCTGCCTGTTGATTTTCCTTTTGAGCTTTGCTCTGTGAGTTTGGATTCGGCGTATATCTTCGCTTCGTCGTGGCTCGATACTGGCGCATCGTATAAGCGTAAGATTTGCGCTTCTTCCGCCGTTGAATTACCAGCCATATAACTTAGGACTTTCTTTTGCTCTTGGTTGTAATACTCCACCAATACCGCGCTGACTTTGTTTCTGACTTCATCGGGCAAATCAAGCTTTTGTATCTTTGTTCGCTTTGCAATGGATAGGGTTAATACGGGTAATTCATTCGGTATACCCATATAGATGCAATTGCTTTTAATATTCACAGCAAGGCCATACTGTTGGCCTAGTCGGTTAAGCATGGACATAGACGATTCAGATTGTTGTTCAACGCGTGTTATCTGTGTATCACTCCCCGTTAAAAGCGAGGTCATGTTGGCTTCACTGGCGATAATATTAAGCAGTGTTGAGAGTTGAACGTTATCAAACGCTCTGGATTGTTTCTTATCTAGTGCGGTTCTCTTCTTGTTAACCGCGCTTGCACCGACAACTAGCTCGTCTGGTGAAAAGCGGAAATTAAAGTCGTCGATAACAAACTCGCCCCATAACCACTGATTGTCGCCATACGATAATCCAGCCTTTAACGTGTCACCTTTGTTCGGATACCATTCATTTAAGAAGCGCATATCCTTATTGTTTAACGTTAACGAAAGGCTATCAGGTTTGCTGTCATCATCCGTATTGAGTGAGTCGGTATAGGTGATGGATTTAACAAAGGGTGCTAAATCTTCAGATACATTTTGACCAGCCCAATTCAGAATAACTTTAGGTTGAATTAGCGTTGCCATGGTGCAAGCCCTATGGTTTTCATTTGCTCTTTTTGAACATCAACGACTGGCAGTTGTAAACACTGTCCAGCATCCAGAGTAAAGCTGTTTTGTTGCGCTATGCTGCGGTTAGCATTTCGCAATTGCTTTACCATTTCAGGAGAGGTCTTACCGTAGGCGCGTAAGCAAGCGCTATCCCATCGTTCACCATCAATGGCGATCAATGTTTTCATTCTCTGACTTCCGTTAATGTCAATTTGTACGTGGTCGCTATCAATACGCCTTCGGGTGTAGTTTCATCATAACCTTGACCTAGCGTCTTGATCTTAAAACTCCCTAGCACTTCATGACCCACAACAAGCGGCTCCGCTTGAGGCGTGTTTGCTTGTGCTAATAATTTTCTAGTCATACCTGTTAGGTCACAAAAATCATTATGCAATGTGATCGATAGGTTTATGACTCTTTCACCTTCGCCTGTAAATTGATGTTGAGGATACCCATTAATAACATTTTGAGCTTGCACTCCCCATTGTCTTGAATCGCTAAATGAGGAAGGTGACGATAAGGTTTTAAATACGCATTGACCCCATCCACCCCAGAAGCCGCTTTTCATTACTTTTTGACTACTCAATTTCCATGTCCTCTTTTGATGTATCGTTTGTCATGATGATATTTTTTAATAATGGGTTAGGGAAATAACGGTGCAGTGTCAGCACTAAGGTTGCTTTCCATTGGTCTTCATAAAAAAACAATTCATCAAGGATCTCGTTTTGGTTACCCATTTGTGAATCATTAGCAAACCCATCACCCATGCGACTTGCGTTATACAACACCGCTTCACCCACAATCTTCATTGACCAGTCAGGGTGTTGTTTTTTTAATTTCTCGCGGTCAGTGATCTCTTCGCCAACATCATCAATCGTGATCACGCCTCGAGTCAGCATTTCAGTGATAAGCAAGGATTCCGTCATACTGGTATTGGTCATTGATTCCCTTGCATTACCACCGCTGAGTCGATACGAAATAATGATGTCCATCTTGCATTCATACGGAAGATAGCCGATGTAATTATTCATCGTATAAATTGGAGTAAGTTTGATATTGCCTGGCTTTACGCGAATGTGTCGCCTTGCCGTAGCGTTGGAAGGTTCCATAATTGAAACCGTTCTTAATCGCCCCTGAAGGCTTTCTTTTAATTTATCTAATGCTCTCATCGTCATTGTCTTCCGTTTATTACTGAGTCAGCGGTTTTGATTAATAGCTTTTCTTGTTCATCCGATAAGTACATAAACCGCCTTGCAGGAACTTTCACACCAGAGCTTCGATAGTAGAGAACATAAAACACACCTTTAGCGCCTTCACTGTAAGTGCCGTCTCTTTTCTTTCTGGCGTTCTTGTTGTGTTTTGACTTTATCTTTAATCCGTATCCTTTCGCACCAGGAGGAGCGCGGCCCATGATGGAATTAACTCTAAAGAATATTCGCCACCCTTGGCTTTCAAGCCAAGTTAATGTCTTCTTCACGCCCCATGCATCCGATCGTTTTTTTAATTGCTTGGTGGTTGGGATAGCAAGCTTTCTAGATCGTTTCGGCTTAATGGTTCCGCCATCATTTAATATTCTGGCATGAGGCTTATTTGTTCCCACTTCAAATCCATCACCAAGTGGTTGAGAGCTGATTGACGCTCTTGTGTCACCCGAATCAATCAACGGGCGACTACCGCCATTTTTAAGTGATTTGGTTAATGGTGCATTGGGTTTGAATGGCCCATTCATATTGCCTTGAACAAAACCCACAACAAGCGGTGCAAGCTTTTGATTCAGCTTTGCAACGTTTCTTTCTCGCTCTTTCAGTGCTTTGATGAATGGCATGTTCAACTCCTTATCCCTTAATGATTACTAGCATATATAAATCAAAAAAAACGGTGGTCACCTGATCATGGAAAAATGAATATAAGGGTATTGTTTGTATTCAAAATACAACAATAAAAAGGAAGCCAAGTGGGCCGAAAAAGTAAAGCTGAAAGCTTGGGGATTGTGGAGCGGATAATAGATCTGCACACAAGGGATAAGTTGACATCAGATAAGATCGCCTTGTCTCAGCAAAGCTACTTAATTACATCAAAGATTTAGATGACATGGATTTTGATACACCAAAGGACATGTTATCAGCGCTTGAATCTGTATCGCGCTCAACCGTTGGTATTGGGCGTTTAAGAATGGAGTTCACAAAAGGCGTTAAAGCTGCAAAGAAAGAGCTAGAGCGAGAGTTAACCGCGATGCTTCTTGAGGAAGAGCCTGAGTTGTTAAGCCGATTAATTAAATCAATTGAAGCTATTGATGTTGAATATAAGCGAGGCCGTGGTGTTTAGTAGTATTTTATCGTTAAAGGAAGAAGTAATTCACGCACTTCATCATAAAAAGGATGCGGCAAATAGAAGTGAGCGATTAAAAACCGCAAAAACTGACTTTGCTTATTTTTGTGAAACGTATATGCCGCAGGCTTTCCCTATTCCGTTTGCGGACTACCAGTTAGCATTAACGCGCCTTGTCTCAACAAGGCAGTTAAATTTTGCGGATGAGCTGTTGTTTAAATCAGTGACCTCAAAAGAGGATCATTGTTTTATTAAAATGCCTGACGGGCCACTGGAGGGAATACTCGATATTGAACCACGTGATCATGGTAAGACCACGCGCAATACTCAGGCGTTGCCATTGTGGTTGGCGCTTAACTATCCAGGCTCTTTCATTGTTATCTGTGCCGCCAGTAGTGATTCTGCTCAAGACATGATTGATGGTATCAAAACCATGCTTGAAGAAGATGATGTCATTATTGCGGATTACGGTATTCAGAAAGTTAAAGGGAATATGTGGGCCAAGCGTAAAATTCAACTTGCCAATGGATCAGCTATTCAAGCGGTCGGTGCTGGTCAGTCATTACGCGGGGTTAAAAATGAGTTCCAACGGCCAACGCATGTTATTTGTGATGACTTATTAAAAGATGATGAAGTTGAATCGGTTAAGCGTCGTCGAGCACTACATCGTTGGTTTAAACGCGTTATTTTGAACTTGGGCAAAGGCGCGTTAACCATCATTGCTAATACTATTATGCACCCTGACGATTTACCTAGTCGGTTATTAAAGGAAATAGCTGACGGCACCATGGAAGATTGGATCGGTTTACGATTTGGGGCTATCACTCCCAAAGGGGAGTCGTTGTGGCCACATCGTTGGCCTTTGCCTGAGTTGATGAAAAAGAAGAAAAAACTCGGCTCTCATATTTGGGCAACTGAATATGAAAACAAACCGATGTCGGATGATGAGAAAGTCTTCAATATGGAGACAATCAAAACCTATCACCCTAGTGATGTGGATTTGCGTGATTGCGATATAGGGATGGCGGTTGACCCTGCTACGGGTTCGGTTGGAGGGGATGACTCCGCCATTGCAGTGGTTGCCAAACACAGAGCGACAGGCATGTTGTATGCACTTCTTGCTGATGGTTGGCTTGAGTCTGATTTGAAGTTTGCGCGGCGTATCGTCTCTATTTATTTAGAGTTTAGACCATCGTTTGTGATCATTGAAGATGTCGCCTTCCAAAAAATCTACCGCCGTGAGATACAGCGTGAAGCACTGCGACTTGGTGTGATATTGCCATCGGAAGGTTTTAGAGGAGGTAATAAGTTTGTTCGCATTAAGAGTTTACAAGCTCTGTTTGAAACGGAAACGCTTTTAATTTTAGAGAGCATGAAGAACTTAAAAGACCAGCTAGATATGTATCCTCGCGGCAAAGATGACATACCCGATGCGCTTGAGATGTGTATCTCTCGCTTGATAACTGTCTTTGTTGGTGGTGCAGCTGCTCCTCGTCGAAAACCAAAACCAAACAATGCCATGGCAGATCTTGTTTCTCGCTTTGGTTCAAAGATGCGGAGGCTTGGTCGGTAATGCAAATAATAAGAGAGCTGAAAGCCAGTCTTGATAAAGTATGGAATCGACTCACTAAAATCATCTGTATAGGTGAAGTAAGCGCAGTCAATGCGGATTCACACAGCGTTAAGGTGATATTAAAAGGCCATGACAATATAGAAACGGAGTGGCTTCCTGTTCTTGCTGCACGAACTAAGGGCGTGAGCGTGGTTCATAATCTTGAGGTGGGTGAGCAAGTCGCGTGCTTGTTTCCTCCTTTTGGGGATATGGCCAAAGGAATGGTGATTGGCTCTTTTTACAATAAAGAAGATCTTCCTTTTGTAACAGTCACTGTAACCAAAACATTAAGCGTTGCTAAGGCTGTTACTTTTGAATCAACGTTAGAAGTCGCTAAAGATGTAGATCTCAAGTCTATGTTAAAAGTAGCTAAAGACGTTACTTTTGAATCTAACTTAAAAGTTAAGAAAGAAGTCATGGATAAGAGTGGTTCAATGTCGATGATAAGAATGATCTATTCAGGGCACAATCACGTGACCGCTGTCGGTCCTACAACGCCACCTAATCAACCTATGGCATAAACGCCCTAGAAATCATTTTAAGCGTTTTAAATTGAAAGTGGCGTAATGATATTAAAAAATTAATTTGAATCAGTCTTAATGGGGTCTTAATGCCCTCTTAACGCTATCACAAAGTGAATTTTTAAGCGTCTTACCAATTGCGCCACGATTCTTTTATTTTTTATTAAAAAGGCAATCCAATGTACGCGATTAAACTAAATGGTGATGGTCGATGTAAAACCTTGCTTGAAGATATTCAGCAGTCATTAAAAATATTGCTCAATACCCCAAAAGGAACTCGTATTTATGATCCTGATTATGGGTGCGATGCCATGGCTTATGTTGATAGGCCGCAGTGGGAAATGCAAATGCTGATGGTTGAGATAACAAAACAAGTAAAACGTTATGAGCCTCGCATCGAGTTACAGCAAATTTTCATTGTTGGTGCGAACAATTCATCCACCGGTGTATTTTCAATTAAAGCCTCCTTTACTGTTATTGAAACCAGTAAAACTTACAGAGAGTTCTCTTTATTATGAACATTGATGTATACAAAAAATTAAACGATGGCCCATTAGTAATGAAGTGCCCAGGACTTGATGAGGCGAAACAGACTCAAAATGGCATTAATGATGTCATCAGTAAGTTACGCTCTCTTGGTTTAGACCCAACAAATGGTGTGAACATTGCACTTATTACTCAAATTGAAGAAAAATTAAATCTGTCTATATCAGCAATGGATCGCAATATGGGTTACATGCAAAGTTTAGCGGATGATGCTATTTGGCTATCAAGTAAAACAAACTTAATAAGTACCCTTGATGATATGGCTGGACTTCCTGTTTCGTCGTGCGTGAATACTGATGCACTGTTTGCACCGCTAACTGGTGGCGCGAATGCGCTTTATGATGCAGCCAGTCAGTTAAGTCAGCGTATCATGCAGAAGATAGATGATTTTTTATCAGGTGCGTCAGACTTGGTAGATTTTGAAGCGTTTCTTAATACGTTATCTGGTCTGATTGATTCAAGTATTGCCACGTTCGACTCGATGGTGTCAGAAGGTAAGGCCATGATAAGCGCATTTGAAGCCAAGATAATGAACTCATCGGTGGCCAGTGCTATCGGTTCGGTTTGGGATAATCCGTGTACTCAAGCGATATTGGAAACCATACTTCCTGATGACATTAAAGATCTCTTATAAACCCCTTAAATTTTAGCCACCTGATCAATAGAAAATCTAGCCTCCTTTATATTGCTCCCTACTAACTGATAGGGAGTACCTCTCATGAAACACGGTGTTGATACCGTTGAAGTGTTATCTGGCCCTGTGCCTGTGTTGGATGTATCAAGCGCCATTGTTGGTATCTTTGGTACAGCTACCACTGCCGCGCCTGGTAGCATTATTAAAACGCTAACGTTTGATGATGCAAAAGAAAAACTCGGCTCTGGCTCATTGCTTGATGCGTTAACGCGCATTCACAAGTACAGCAAGAACGTGACGGTTGTGTCATACGTTACAAAAAGCTCAGTTGTTTCAAATGCTCAAAGCGTGGATAACGATGAAGAGCCTGTAGCGCCGAAAGGCAAGGCAAAACCAAGTGCAAAAAAAGATAATGAATCAGAACCGGTTCTAGAGGTTCAGCCTGGCTCAATGGCAATGCAAGCGGTCAATGAAGAAGAAAACGCGAAGAACCAAGCGCAAGTAAAGCTTCAAGCACAGATGCAAGCCGATCCAGATTTAGCTGCATTCATTAATATGCTACCAAGCATTCGAACATCTCAAGCGTTGTTCGGGTTCATGCCTAAAATCTTTTTGGCCCCTGGTCTTATTGATAAAGAAGGTGCAGCACCACAAGCCATTGCTGCTATCAGAAAAACGCGTGGTATGTGGATAACAGAGCCGCCAGCTGCATCAACGCCAGAGCAAGCGAAAGCGTTCTCAGCAGGGTTGAGCGATTATCGCGCAGCCTGTTATTACCCTCGCTTGAAGGTAGTGCAGCAAGATGGTTCGGTTTCGGTTGACTGGGCAGCTCCTTCTTACGCTGGCTTGATTATCCAAGTGGATAAGAATCTTACTGGCGAAGATCTGGAGACTGGCTATTGGTGTAGCCCATCTAACTTTAAGTTGGTAGATGCGGTTGGCTCTGAGTTTAACTTTGAATATTTACCAAACGATTCGGATTGTGAAGTAAACCAGTTAAACGCGGCAGGCATTGTTACTACGATTAACTTTAATGGCATTCGCGTATTCGGGAACCGAAATACTGCGTATCCATCCAAGTCCGATGTAATGACGTTTATCTCATGGCGTAGAACCATGGATGTGATTGAAGAAGCTATCGAGAAGTTTGCGATGCAGTATCTTGACCGTCCTATGTTCACTCAGCCAGACGATATCGCTAACACGCTAATTGGTCGCGTTGCTGAAAGTGTCAATGATTATCTTCGCGACAAAATTGGTGAGTCATTGGTATTTGGTGAGTGCTTTATTAAAGAAGAGCAAAACCCAATCGGAAATCTAATGCAAGGAATGATTAAGTTTCATTACAAAGCAACGCCAGCAATGGCAATGGAAAGCATTGAGTTTGAAGCTGAGATTTACATTAAAGGTCTTGAAGATGCCTTTGCACAATTAGTTGGAGGTAACTCATGAGTGGTGAAGCTAGTGTCATTCTCACGAATCAAAGCGTGTACATCAATGATACGCAATACATTGGTAAAGTTAAATCAGTGTCAACTGATGCCAAGCGTAAAACTGTCACGCTCGGTGGTCTTGGTGGTATTGGTGGGATTGAAGTTCCTACAGGTAAATTTGAGCCAATTAAAACCTCTGTTCCTTTTGAGAACTTGTCACCTGCAGATATTCGTCGTTTAAATGAAAACGGTGGATTTGTGAAGCTGCGTCTCTCTGGCCTGGTTCGAGTATTGGATACGCACTCGGGATTAAGAAAAACAGGAGCAATGACCACGCGTATTCATGGCTTTGTGTTGAACCCACCAACACCGACTTACAGTGATGAGCCTCAAGATTATACGGCGGATATCTCTGTGATGTTCTTAGAAATAAAAGATTCATCAGGTCAGATATTTATGGTCGATTTTGCTAAGGGTTTAGTTTACCCAGACTTTAGGAAGTAACCCATGGCCAGAATGAGAAAGATGTCGATTGTAACAACAGGAACGCAGGAGACTGGTGCTGTTGTTACAAAAGAAATGCTTGAAAGTGCGGTAGCTAACTTTAACAAAGATGCACGACCGCCTGTAACGGGTGGTCATCCAGAGAAAGGTGACGATAGATACCCTTCTTATGGTCGAGTGGATGACCCCGTCGTCATTGAAAGTGTCGATTCCCCTGGTGAGTGGGAGCTTATCATTGATGTCTATTACACCGATTGCTTGGAGTACATGGAGGATAGCTTAGAGTTTGAAGGGTTCAGTCTTGGGTTATATCCGTGTGAAGGTCGTGAGGGTTGGTATATCCATCACCTTGCTACCCTTGGTGCGCTTCCTCCAGCGGCAAAAACAAAAACATTAGAAGTCGTTCAATTGAGCGCATTAGGTGATGGTAAAAAAGCCATCCTACTATCAGCCGTTATTATCAAAGAGAGTATCTTAGATATGAAAGAAGAAGATCTAGTTAAGTTAGTAGTTGACAACGTGGCAACCGCCGTTACTGCTGCGTTTGCCTCGGTAACTCCAGCGGCATCTGCACCTGGTGCGGATGAAGCTACTGTTGAATCAGAAGAAACTAAACAGTTGAAAGCTCAACTATCTCAGGTTCAAGAAACTACGAAAGCCACGCGCATTGATGAAATCAAAGCTCTTGCTCAAACCAAAGATATGGCAGCTGAAGAGTTAAAGCCTATTCTTGATACGCTTGAGTCAACGGATGCGGTAACACTGTGTGATAGCAGTGATAAAGGTATCTTTGCAAACATGAAGCGCATTGTTGAAGCAAAACCTGCGAAGTCAACACTTCAGCAGCAAAGTCTTTTTCAACAGTTAACCCCTGTGAATCTAGCGGCATCACATAAGCCTGGTGCGACAGATTTTGACCCAATGAGCGTTGCTCAAGATTCAGGATTTTAATTATGAGTGAATTTTCGCAAAAAACAGGCTTTCACTTAGCGACAGTGGTTGCATCTAACCCACTTAATCAAATGCGTAATATCAGCGTTAAAACGGGTATCACGGACATTAAGTTTGGTCAGGTGTGTGTCATTGCAGCAACAGGGCTTGAGCCTTGGGATGGTACTGCGACAGGTAAGTTAGTCATTGCAATTAAAGCGCAGCGAGTTGACCAGTCTTCAGTGCCTTGTTTGGTTACGGGTGGTTATATCTCTAACATGGTTGTGGTTGGTGATGCATCGATTAATGCAGCGCAAAAACTTGCGCTAATGGCTTCTATTTTATTTGATGGGCAATAAATCATGTCTGAAAAAATTAAAATGAAACAAGCGGCTTTTACGACTTTGTTTCTTGCTATGCAAAATGCGCTTGGTGGAAGTCCATCTTCATTATTAAGAAACCAAAACGCGACTGACTCGATTTTGAAGGCGCAAGATGAACTAACGCAGATGTTGCTTATTGCCGCTGAGTGTCATGATGTCGAAATGCACTTTCAAGAAGATTACGACTCACATTTAATTGAAGAGATTGATAAGTTAAAGGGTGATATTAAGCTTTTAACAACAGATAAAGAAATGCTTCAGAATGAAGTTGAATATCTAAAAGCGGAAAATGCCAAGCTTAAAAAGAGCAAGTCATCAAAAGATAAGAAGGATAAAGCAAAAGAAACACCTGAATTGAATGGTGAGCAATTAGCTCATGATAGCGACAGTTCAAGCGTTGATATTGTTGAACCATCACAAGAGCCAGAGCAATCACAAAGCACTGATTCTTAATTTATCTTCGTAACTCGTAACCTTAATTATTATTTAAGCGGTCATTAAAGGCCGCTTTATTAAAGAGAACAAAATAATGGATTTACTACAACTGCTTGCTTCGTTGCTTACTCCTGAATTTATCAGTGAATTACTTTCTAAATTTAAAAAAGGACACACAGTAAAATATCCTATCCGTGATCTAATTTACGGCAAAGGTGTTCAGCACCCATTTGCAAGTATTTCACTTGCTGATTTACAGCGTCAACTGTCTAACATTCCTGTGGTTCGTCGCGGTACTGAAGCTTATGCGATTGATTCTGCAAAAGGTACGGTGGTTAAGGTTGAACCTCAAGGTATTGAGATGTCCGACTTCATTTCAGCAGCAGACATTAATGATCTATCTGTGATTTTTGCTCAACACGGTGAAAAAGCGATTAAGAGCTATTTAGAATCGCGTATCAACGACATGTTGATCATTACTCAAAAATCAATTGAAGCGTTAGCAGCACAATCATTAACGGGTAATATTGATTACCCAATGAAGGGTGATGCAGGTGCTGAAATTTATGGTGTTGAATTTGGTGAAACCTTAACGTACATCCAGACCACTAAGTTAACCAAAGATTCATTGGTTGCTGATTTGTATTTGTACTTATCAAAAATGCACGAAACCATGCAAGAAAAAGAGTATGGCGATGATGTGGTGACGTTGGCTGGTAGTAATGCTTACGCACTTGCTCTTGGTATTGTGACAGCATCAAAACAGAACACTATTACCGTTCAACTTGGCGCGCTTGGTGAGATTAATGTCGGCGGTTACGTTATTGTTCAGCAATCAGGTAAGTACAAAGGCGTAAATGGTGCGATGACAGATAAGATTAATGCAGACTCATTCTGTATGATCGACAAAAACGCTAATCACAAACTGTACTTCCTGGCATTGGATGACATTGACGCAGGTAACAAGCCTCTTCCGTTTTTTGCTACGCATGAAGTTAAAAAGAATCCGTCTGGGGTTGATATCATTGGTCGCTCTAAACCACTTCCTGCACCTATCGTTCATGCGATTATCTGGAGTACGGTAGTTACTGTCGCTAAGTAAGGAATTGTTATGACCCTTGATGAACTCAAGCGGTTAGTGACAGCAGAGGGCGTTAAACGCGCCCTCGAGCCTCAGCTCTTTATGTCACTAACGGGTGAAGTGGATATCAGTCACGGCCCAAGCCCACGAATAAACAACGAAGCAAGCAGTGACTATGGTTACGATGAGTTTGATGAT